AGTAATTACTAGTGCAAAGATAGGTAATGCCCAGATCACGACTGCCAAGATTGACGACCTCCAAGTAACTACCCTGAAGATCGGGGATAACGCTGTCACATCAACAGCCTATGACTATGATAACTCAGGATTGTTCCTCGCGGCTGCGGCAAACCCAGGATCACGAGTTTACACAAATTACAACAATGTAGCGATAACAAAAACTACCAGCAACCCTGTGCTTGTGGAGCTTGCGTTTAGTGCAGGTGGTAGTGGTACGTCTAGGGATTATAGAGTTCTAAGAAATATAAATGGCGGGTCTTATTCTACCATTAGGACTATTGTGAATACCGTGAGCGCAACTAACACAACAGAAACATATTTTGTACTAGACACATCGACTGGAACAGGCACTTACAGGTACTTGATACAATTCAGAGACACTGAGACCGGATCGTTCATTATCAATGAATGCCTATTAAGCGCACAGGAGGTAAAGAAATGAGTAATGTTCGATACGCAAAACTTTTACCCGAGGTTGATGGTGTCAAGAAGGTCAGGTCAATAGGTTCCACTGACGCCGCTTCATTCGACATCATGTGCCAACTTGAAGATGTCATTTCTCTGCCAGATGATTTTGACGCAGTTGTAGAGGAAGGGAAGTACCTCGCATACCGCGCATCGGACAACACTATACTTCTTGTGGACAAGCCTGTTGATCCAGAAGAAGAGGCCGCCAAGGCTCTTGCTCAGGCCAAGGTGTCCTGCAACCGCATCATCTTGTCCGTGGCCAGCCTTGAGGCCCAGACGAACGTCAATGGTGCCCTTGCAGCCGGTGAGCTTAATGAGGGTGACACAGCCCTTGCAGCGGCGTTCAGGGCTTGGGTGCAGGCTATGAGGCAGGCAGTTGCTGATGGCTCAGACTTTCCTGATGCTCCCGAGGGTGTTAAGGAGTTTATGGAAGGTTACTAGTTTGTTACTTTCTGTTTAATGGTAACTATGGGCAAATTTCAATCTACGAACTTTATGGAGAAATTATGACAAACACCATTCTTGAATTTTGGCCCATCATTCTAGGGTTCATTGGATTTTTGGTCTGGCTTGTTCGGTTGGAGGCACGTTCTGTGGAGAGCACAAAAGAAATAAAACGTCTTTGGAACCAGCGTAAAGAAGACTTGGAAGTTTCTAGGCAATCACGTGAGGATACCAATCGAATGCTGTCAGAGATACGGGACGACATCAAATCCTTAATAGCTAAGGTAGGTTCAAAATGAAAGCTACTAATAGGGCAGAAATAGCTATACCTCGTATCCTTAAGCATGAGGGAGGTTATGTCGATCACCCTAATGATCCCGGTGGTCCAACTAACAAGGGGATTACAATCTCCACGTTTCAATCCTACATCAAGCCTAATGGGACTAAAGAAGACCTTAAGAAATTGACGACAGAACAAGCGACTGTTGTATACAAACGTCAGTACTGGGATGCAGTTATGGCTGATAGCCTCCCTGTTGGTGTTGATTATGCTGTCGCTGACTTTGCTGTAAACTCTGGTCCATACCGTGCAGCAAAATACCTACAGACAATCGTTGGTGTAACACAAGATGGTAGGATAGGCCCAAAGACCCTAGAGGCTGTCCGAAAGATGTCTAGTGAGGATATAATCAACCGTCTGTGTGATGACCGTATGACTTTCCTCAAGCGTCTGAACACATGGCCCACCTTCGGTAAGGGTTGGGCTAGTAGGGTTGAGGGTGTACGTACAGACGCTCTGAGTGACGCACAGGAAGCCCACAGTAAGCCGGTGACGGGCCTATGTCCGACAATACTTGGGGTGATAAAGGGGGGTTAAGAAATGAGTTTGTATATCCGCATGGGGTTGTACCTAGTGTTTGGTGTTCTTGCAGGCCAAGAATTGGTTATATTTGACCAAGAAACAGGGATAGTATCATTTAAGGTCGATGATTTGCTTATCATAGGCACTGCACTGATTGGATACTTTGCTACATTCTTGTCTAGTCGTGTCTCTAAAGCTAAAGGTGGTGCGACATGATTGATGCAATTGTCGCGTTTGTTCTTGCTGTCGTGGCAATCGTTGGCGTATTCTTGTATGGGGACCGGAAAGGTCGTAGCAATGTTAAGTCAAAACTAAAGGAGGCTGATAATGAGCGGGCTGACAAAATTCGTGAGCGTGTTCTTAGCGCTTCTGACCCTGACCGGTTGCATGAGTATGACGATGCCGGGTGGCGCGACTGAAAAGGTAATTTGTGATAGCATAGAAGAGGCCCTACCTACTCGTTCACGGGACGACACCACTCAGACCCAAGACGAAATACAGCGTCTGTATGCAACCTTCTATTCAGCCTGTCCTATCCTTAAATAACATATAAAAAGGGCGTATGTACCTATCGCTAGAATACATACGCCCAATACTTTGTAGTATAACCCTTACTGCCTTAATCGGTGGTAGGGGTTTCTTTTTGTTTATTGATAGCAACAAAGCTGCCTACAACTGTTTCATTAAAAATCCTTTGCATATTTAAGGCTCTGCCTATCCCCTCCAAAATCTTCCCATATGTATACAGTTGATACAAGAAGAACAGGTTTACAAGAAGAAGTAGTATAATTGTTATCCATACAGATACCATTATAAGCGTTCTCCTTCTACTTCTGCCACAAGTTTATCATAGATTGATTGTAGGTTAGCGCCTAGATCATCGCCATTAACACAGCCAACTTCCCACATAATATTATCGGGTAAACTTTCTTCAAACATTATGTCAGCAGCCATAGCATGTATTACACAGTCACTAAGGCTTTCTTGCTGTAGTGGTGGGTAATTAGGGTCCATAAACACTGTACTGTTTGCTATGAAGAATACGTAGATAAAGATTTGTTCCATTGTCAGTCTAGACCCCTCTCTTTAATTAGGTCGTCTGCACTAACTCCCCACCTAGCATACTCCGCTGCCATATGACGTATAAGAGACCTATGACAATGGTTCTTAGTGAATAGTTTATCTACAACCCAAATTGCTACTCTCCAGTCACGCCTAAAACACCGTGAAGAAAATGGCTCCCTTGACCTACCACCCGGTATGATAGCGCACAACAGGACTGATAGTGCAGCGCCTATGTTGCCTAAGTAAGTTCCTTTAAGTTTGTCTTCCATTACTATCCTCTACCTCTCCTATAAGCCTGTCCAGATACCAAGCTGCTTTCCTCAAATCCTCAATTCCGTTTTTATAAGGCCAACGGTGAAGATACTTAGCGATATTCCCACGGAGGTAACCTTGGTATTCCTCTTTGGTCAGGAAGTCAGAGATATAATCAATGGCCTCAATCTTACCTTGTCCGTAGTGACTAGGGTGGTTTACATTATCGGTGGTCATTATTTCCTCAAAGTTTCTCTTTATAGAAGACTTTCACCCACTGAGCGCAGATGTCAGAACGAACAATATCATCTAGCCCAAACTCAATAATAGGGATGGGTAGCATATGCTTTTTGGCTAGGTGAGCTACTTTGCTAAGACCATCTTCCCCCTTAAGGTCTGACTGCATAACGTCCCCATTAAGGACAATAGTAGAGCCTTCACCTATCCTTGTCAACAACATCTTAAGTTCAGCGGTAGTGATGTTCTGGGCTTCATCAGCGATGACAAAGGCATTTTCAAACGACCTACCCCGCATCATAGAAAGAGGTGCCATCTCTACATTGCCGTTCTTGATTGCAGTCTCAAGCATACCCTTACCCCAATGTTTCTGTAGGACATCAAGTACTGGCATGGCCCAAGGCGCTACCTTCTCCCCTAAGTCTCCCGGTAGGATACCAATGTCTTTACCTACAGAGACCATAGGCCTAGTGATGACAATCTTGTCAATCTTCTTGAGTGTGTACAGATCAGCAGCCATAGTGGCAGTGACATACGTCTTACCTGTACCTGCGAAGCCTAAGACAATAACTTGACTGCTTGTTTCGATAGCATCCATAAGACCCTTCTGAGCTTCTGTCTTAGGGACAATACTTGAGGTACTTTTCTTATCTGCGTTCTTATAATTTGTCGTTCTTGCAGAACTGGTCGTTCGTCGTGTCTTCTTTGCCGGAGGTTCTTGTACCATGTTAC